TTCTAAGACAATCGATCATGATCTGATAACCTGCGTTCTTCACCCGGCAGTCAACTCCTAAGTCGTGGTACATGGTATAAAAAGGCCGAACCCATCGGCCCGGCTCGTAAGCGACAAGTTACTGGAATCATTCAACGGGCAGACTTTTGTGCCCGTTACGTAAGCGATAACTAGCTGTAATTGTTAGCTGGGGCCAATTTTGGCCCCAGCGGCTTTCGAGCTGGGCAGATTTTTCTGCCCAGCTAATAATTTCAGGTTGTTGTCGCGTTCTAGGCGGGCGCGGAGGTAGGCTTTTTCCGTACCCCCTTTCAACTTGATATTATCAACTTGATCCTCCCTCGCCTCTTTGCTCCTCCGGTCGCCCCCATGTGCCATCAGCTTCCGACCCTCTGCCTCCGCGACCTCGGCCGTGTGCTGGCCCTCACCGAGGCCAGCATAAAAAAAGCCGGGTTGCCCCGGCTTTCGCGTTAAAATCCGCCCGTTTGCTTGTGTAGCTTGGCCACTCCAAGCGTCTTTGCGGCTACCCGCTCCCCTGCCTCGGCATCGCCGCACCAGTCATCCGGGTCCGTCTGTGGCCACGGCTTTGGGTGCCGGTGGCACTCGCCGCACTTTTCGTCCCTGCTCACCCAGAACCGGCACTCACCGCACTTAGTCTCCATCTTATTCTCCTCCTTCGATTTCCCGACGCGCCCCGGCAATGGCCAACTCCAGCAGGCCCCCTGCCTGATCGCCGGAGATGTCGCCGGACTGCATAAGTCGAGCTAATACGTCCAATTGCTCCAGTATCGCCACAATGCGATCTTTGCTCATCGGTTCATCCCCCTTGAAGTTGCCAACACAACTATCACTGGCACCGGGCTATGTCTATTTAAAATTGGATAAAAAATAAAAAAACAAGATGCAGTGCCCGCATTATGCAAAAATGCGAAAGGAACACTGCATCATTTTGCGTTTTCGCGAACGCTACCGCTTGAATCCGGCTCGTGTAATCACATTAACAATAGTCTTTTCACCTTCGGCGGTCTTGAGGTACTGCCCCACCAGTGCCGGATCGAGCACATTTACTACCTTGGTGTTCGCATTCACCACAGGCGATTTAGCCTGCTGTCCCTGCTGCGTGCTGTCGCCTTGGACGCGCACCCCGTAGTTGCCGCTCGGCATCCGCACGGCGGGCATGATGATCTCAGGACCAGCCTCGCCAGCCACGCCCATGCCACCAGATGCGAACATGTGAAAACCAGAATCGGCCGTCGTGAACAGCGTCGGGGATGTCAGGATGGAATTTGAGGTCAATGTGGTCCCGGCGAAGGCACCGCCCTGGGCAAAGCCAAAAAGGCTGGAAAGCCAACCACCGCTGCTTGCCGTGGCGGTCGACGATGTGGCAGACTGAAACAAACTCGATGTCATCTGGTTTATGATGTTGTTCCACCACGTCTTCAAGATGTTCATCGCGAAACTCATAAAAGCATCGCCCATGTTGCCGAGAAACGTCGACCATACATCACTCATGTTGAGCGTGCCCTGAGCAAGGCCTTTAACAATTGAGCTTATGCCAGTTGAAAATGCGTTGAAAATATCGTCGGAAAGTGTCTTGAAACTTTTAGCGAATGATACGTATTCTTCACGGGCTTTTGTCAGGTCGCTTTTGTAACTCCCGAAATCAAGCCCGATCGTTGCCTTGAACGCCTCTTGCGAGGTTCCGTTCTGTTGCTTGTTCTCTAGGTATTTTTTCTGATACTCCTCCCACTGTTGTGCTTCATAAATCTTGTATGCAAGCTCGCTCGAAGCGTTCTCTTTCACAACGGAAAGATTCGCCTCGATGCGTTCCTTTTCGGCAGTCCAATACTCGTCCGAAACACCTTTCAAACCTTCGTAAGCCTGGATTCTGGCGTTGACCTCCTCAAGAGCATATATCTTATCGATCTCAGCGGCTTGTTTTGCCCTCTCTGTGTCGTCTGAGATAGACAACAGCCGCTTGTCCTGCTCGGCCTTCCAAAGCTGGGCCTGGGTCATCTGGGAGGCGTAGATTGCCTTCGGGTCACCTGTGAGCTGACCAATTCGGCCCGTGGTGGACGCGGCCTCTTGCATAGCCTTTTTCCAGGCCTCGATCTGGGCTATCTGCTTTTCTAAAACCCTATTGGAACCAAGCTGCTCTAAGGCCTTCACTGCATCAGTTGTTGCACCTTTTGCGCCGATCATCCCTTTGCGGATAGTGGTCGTTAGCTGATCGTACTTTTTGTCGATCTGGGCGATCTTTGCACCAAGAGTGTCGCCGCTCCACTGGGCCAGAAGTTGATTGTACTGGTCCTTCGCCTGTTGCAGATAGCCTGCCGTTTGCTCCCCGTACCGAGCCGCCGCATTAGCCGCGTTAGTTGCACTCTTGTGATGTGCGTTTAACTTCTTATTGACTGCGTCCAACTCGACTTGTTCAGATTTAAGCGCCTTGATCCACAGTTCGCCAGTGGACGCAAGACCGGCCTGATCGAGCTTGCCCGACGAAACAGATTGCCGCATCGCATCGAACGCTTTGGCGTATCGCTCGGTGATCTCTTTTGTCTGGTCGGTGAGTGGTGTTTTGAGAAAAGACTCTTCGCGCTTGAGCGCGTTTTTGACTTGTTCAACAACATCAGAATATTTAAGAGTGCCGCCAATCGTGATATTACGCACCGGCTGGCGTATCTCATTCGATCCGGTTTGCTGTTGGCCAGCACTGCCAAGGCTCATCACAGCACGCGCGTACGGCGTTGTAAAAGCCATGGCCTTGAGTATCTGATAGGCCATGGACAGTGTTTGCGCGATGATGCTTTTCTGGTTCTCCAGGAAGCTGTTCGCAAGCTGAATAAACTTGACCACATCACTATACATATTTGGCAAGCCGGCATTGACGATCTGCTCAACCAAAGTCTTCTGTGTGGACAAACCCGAAGTCAGGGTATTTTGGATGTCTTCGGTGGCCACGCCAACGCCCTTCACCTGGGAGGCGACGAACGCCAGCACGTCACCAGACCGGATATGATCGTTCAGGACCTGTTTCCACCCCGGGCCGATGCGGTCCTCTATAAGCATTGCCAACTGGTCCCCTGCACGGGCCTGACCAGTCAACACCGACCGCAATTCCTGGGCAATCTGCAAAGACGATGACTGCCCCTGCGTCACCAACTTGATCTTGTCGACGATAATTCCAAGGTTGTTGATATCCTCATCGCTGGAGAGACGCAGACCCTTGTTCGTGAGGATTTGCCACGCCTCGGTCATCTCTTTGCCACTAGCGAAAAACTTAGATGCCGCGAGCTGGACTTTGTTATATGTTTCTTCGGCATAAGCGAGATTGTCTTTATAAATATATTTAAGCTGCTCACTTGTACCTGTAGCCGTGTCGGTAAGTGTTGCAGCTATACCAATTACAGTTCGCTTATAGTCATCGATAACATTCAGAGAGGATTTGATTGCCTGGGCCGCTTCGTGAAAACCAACAGCTATACCTAGGGCAGAAGCAACCTGTTTCAATCCATCAAATGAGTTTGAGAGCGATGTTACGTTACCTTGCAGGCTCTGCGTGTTGGATCGTGCCTGCTCAAGGTCGCGTGACAATGTGAGCACATTTGACGACAACTGATTTGTGGAGCGCATCGTGCTCGTGAGTGCAGTAGCAAGATACTTCGCCGCAGTCGTAAGTGTGTCTATGTTTTTCTGCGCTGACGTACCGGAGCGCCCCAGCGTGTCCAGTTCTTTCGACGCGCTCTTGGCCTCCTGAGTGTTAACCTTAATATTGATCTCGGCGATATCCATTGCGTCTCCTACAGTAACTCAGAGAGGTTCTTTATTTTCCCGTCTGTGACCATACCAGATAGACTATACTTTCCACTCTTAAAAAGATCAAATCGCGTCTTTCCCAGTACAGACTTAACAAATTCTGGATCATCTTGGAGTTGTTGCTTTAACCACTGATTGTATGTTGTCTTTCCTGGCACTTGATCGACGCTTGCCACAGTATAATCTGTGCTGGTGCTCCCATCTCTGTGATGTACTGTGCGCTCATCGTGCTTAACAGCTGGGCGAGTACCCTCGTCCAGTTCTGGGGCATCGATCCCAAGATCCTTAAATGTTGGTGTCTGTACCACATAGAGGCAACGGCAACGCCAATGTTGCGGGAGTGATGGGCGAGACTCGTTTGGCTTGTATATCTTGCCGTCGAGAGAGCCACATACGATACACGTTCTTCCATCAAGCGTAGAGACGCGCTTCCAGCCGCCTACCATGTCAGGGAACTTCTCTTCGATAACTTTGTCTCGGGCGTAATTCGAAGCGGATAGGCAGAAGGTCCTGGCCAATCCCTCCAGGCCGGGGACGCTGCCTTCGATGCCCTCCATGCGTATCATCCGGGCCGCTGCATCGACGCCCTTGCCCTCGATCATGGCCCGGCGGCCGGCGCTGACAACGCGGTCCCGGGCACTTGCCTGGAGCTTCCCCAAGAAATCGTTAATGGTCAGGCCCTCGACGGTGGTGGTCTCGAACCAGGCCGTGGCCACGTCGGTGGTGAAGGTCGCTCCGAGGCTTACGGTTGCCGCGCCTGTGATCTCAGTGATCGCTGTGACTGCCTGCTTGGCGCTTGCCGCTACAACATCTTCCCCGGCGTCCTGGAGGCTTTTCCCAGCCTTACTATAGACATCCGCTAATACATCATCCACGGCCGCAAGCTGGGCTGTGAGCAACTCCTTTCGGCGTGACAATGTAAGGGCATCCCAGCTCTTACCAGCGTCGTCGGCTAAGGCAGCCAGCCGGCCGATAATAGCAGCGCGAGAGGCCCTAAGCTCTTTGGCCATATCATCGGAGAGGGATGTTGCACGCTGGTCAACGCGGTGTTGAAACTTGAGGATATCGTCGAGGTACTTATTTTCCATAGGTATTCAGTACGTTTTGAACAGCGATACGATACACTCCGGCGGGTGCTTGCTTGGAATGGCCAAACTCCAGAGCGAGAGCGTACTCTACGTTATTATATAAAAAGATCGTGTCGCCCAACTTAAAGCTCGCCATCACCTCTTTGCCCTTCGCAATAGTGGCCTGACCGGAGGGGTCAAGCTCCATAATAGAGCCAGCTGGTAGCGAGTTGAGTGAAATCATATTGTTTGCACGGGAGCGGCCTGTTAAAACGGGCCAACGTGTAACAATAAGATTGGCGTGCATATCGAGCACGATCTTTTGTATAAAAAGAGCGATGGCTTTATCGGTCTTGATCTTGAACCGGGCGATATCCAATTCGAACGACATCGTTACCGCCGTGTGAGCTGGATCGTTGAGAGACCGCCGGAGCGACTGCCGTAGACGCGGATGAGTGAGTAAATCGAATCTGGTATCGGTTTAACGCGGTCAGATGGGTCCATGGTCATCTTGATTACACCAGCCACCTCGAGGGACTTCATACCGGCCGTGTCGGGCAATGCGGTGGTGTCCGTGTCCAATAAGATCAAGGCCAGTTCCATTTGGGCGACCATGACCGATGTTGGCACCTGTGTGTCGGAGAGCCAGTCCACACACGCCCTTGGCCACTCCATGGCCTGCTCGGGGTCGTTTTTGTGGCCGATCCATACTATGTGCCGATCAAGCAATATCGCCGCAGTGATGAGCGCCTTGGCTTTGGTGTCGTCGTCCGCAGATGTCCAGGATGTGGCATAGAGCCGAGACGCAAAGTGATCGTTGGCCGTGTCCAAAGAGACGTAAGAGTTGGTGCCCACTGTTATATCAGCCATAATCGCTCCTTTTATCGCCGGTACAGCCTGTCAGAGACTGCATTTTCGGCCACCGGCGGGACCGTGACCACTATTTTTGCCCGGAGCCTGGGCGCGTCAGCATATGCCCATAGTGGTCAAGGTGGCGCTTATCCAACACGCTTACCTTGCTGGCTGTTAGATGCGCGTCTCGACGCGCGCGGTATAGTTGATACCGGTGGCGATGGTGCCGGAAACGGTCGTGTACACACGCAGGTATGGATAGATCGTCCCGGCCTTCTCATTGTTGAACGGCAGTTCGTACCGACCCACGGTGCTATCACCGTCACCGGCCAACACCTCGGCCGCCCCAAGGTTGAGTACAGCCAGTTCTTCGATGCCCGAGGCGAACGTGCTGGAGGTGCTGCCTTGGATGGCCACGGCGTAGAGCTCATCGTTGCTTGCGATCTCTATGGCGGTCACGTCGATGGTCAGGACGGCGTTGACACGGCCGCCACCAACGTCGGCGATCTTAGCCGCGCTATCCACAGTACCGGCGGCGCTCGCAGCAACCAGGCCGGCGTCCTTCAAAACAAGAGTGCTATCGTACATGTATTATCTCCTCGGTGGGCTAGGCGTTCTTGATGCCGCGAAGACGAGCGGCGCTACGCGGATGGAACACGGCCATGCCGGCGACCCACTCGATCAAGGTCCTGTAGCTCAAACCGCCCGCATACAGGCCCATGTCCAGGACATCGAGGGTCCCGCACTGGAGACCGCTGACGTACTGGCCGGACCCAAAGCGCACAGCGTAGATGGAGCTCGACGCGGCAGTGCCGCCGCCCGGGTTGTCCTCGTCAAAGGCCAGGATGTCGGTGTCGGTCTCGTCGTTTTCGATCACCACGATGGGCACCGAGGCGTAGGCGGTGAGCTGGCGGCCGAAAGCATCCGAGACGGTTTCGGTCGCCTGACCGGCGGCGCGGACGAGAGCGGAAACCTTGCGACGCAAAACCTTGTTCATGAAAAGGCAATCCGGCCCGCCAATCACCGCGTCCATCAACTCGTCAACCTTGGCCAGGGTCAGGGTGTCACCGCCGGAGGTGCTGCCCATGTCCAAAAGCTGATTGCCGGCCAGACGCTGTTCGAGACCATCAAAGCCCTTCGGGTCGGCTTCGCTGTCGCCTTTGAAGAAATTCTTCGTAAAAAACAGCGACGCAGCCTTGGCCTTAGCGGTATCCTGAATCGCACGCAGGTCGTTGCTCGATCCCTGGGTCTTAATGATGGCCCGGTCGGTGTCAGAGAAGCCGCCCAGGATGGAAAGCCGCTCGGTGCGCGGATTGATGACGCCGGTAGACTCGGTGTACGTCTCGCCCACGGCACGGAACGCAATACCCGGCAGGGATTCTTCGAGGTTATAGCTGTAGGCATTTCCGTTCACAGGCAGGAAGGGAAGCCGCTCCAGAACACCACTGGCGGCGGCGATCGTCTCAATGACGCCGCTCTGAAGCGGGGTCTGGGCCAGTTTGGCCGCTTCAATCAATGTAAAGGCCATAAAATCTCCTAGTTGCTGTACCCGGCGGCCATACGCTGCTGGGCAGACATGTTGCTGTAGTCGGCGGCGGGTTTGCCACCAGGACGCTTCGAATCAGGGCCGGACGGTTCGGGCTTGGCCGTGAAAATGCCGCTCTTGGTGGCGTTTCGCAGCCATTTGACCAGTTCTGCCGGCGGAAGGTTAGGAATCAGCCCCTTGAACTGCTCGGGAACGTCATCCTTGAGCTCATCCACAAGCACTGTGAGGGTCTCCTCGGCCTGCTTCTTCGCATCATTCACCTTAGCGAACCGCTCATAGGGGACCGTCTTCTCGGTTTTTTCGGGTCCGTTCCCGGGGGTTCCCTGTTGATCCTGATTCTGCGGGTCGGTATCAATCGTCATAGCGATAAACTCCTTCGATGATTTACGCGGTCGCCCGCGATTAAATTTTCTGCTCGTTCAAGGCGGCGGTCTCGTCGCGGACGGTCAGCAAGTACGCCATCGCATCTTCCCTGCTCGTGATGTCGGGATTTTTCTCCATAATGGCGTCCACAGGGCTAATAAGGCCCATAGATAAGAGTAATTCCCAGGTCGCCGCTTGGTCCTTCTCGCTGGTGTCCGGCTTCGGGTCAGCGAAATCAACTTGGATAAACGACGAGTCTGACAACTTGCTACTGTTGTGTGTGTTCCACACAACCCGCAATACATCGTAGAGCCGGCGCTCGTAGACCCGCCACAGCGCGATGTCATCCCGCCTGGACTCCTCAAGCTCAACATTTCCAATAATTTTGCTGATACCCGACTCGTCGGTCGGGTCCACAGACATGGAGGAACCCGGCAACCCGTTGGCCACGCAACACCACTTCATCAAGCGGTCAATCGCGTCCGTTGCCTCTTCAATTTGCGCATTGGTCGCCGCAAACCCCAAAGACGCATCCTTGGGCAACTCCACCATCGTGCCAGGACCTGTTTGGAGATTTCCACCTCCGTCAACACCGGTCACGTAGCCGACGCCAAAGGACTGGAACTCCAATGTATGCAACAGGTCCGTCAGCGCCTTGTTGACCGCTTCCTGGCAAATGATGAGGTCCTCACCACCCGCGATCCAGAACGCGTCAGATGGCGCACGATCCCACAGTGGCACAAACGGTAAAATCTTGTATGGGTTCGGCCCGCCATCCAGAACACGACCGCGATAATCCAATTTTCTCCACTCGTCGGCTGTCCAAAGAGAGTATGTGATCCCCTCGACCTTATCGTCGTCGGGATAGTGCGTAACCAAGATCGTCTCGAGGTCCTCGGGACTCTCTCCACACGCAACATCAATAATGTCGGGCGTCAGTATATCGAGGTCGAGGCGGTTGTTGCGCCAAACGGGACGTATTAGCGTCGTTTTAAGGAGCTTGGTGAGACGGGATGCAGTCTTCATTTTTACGGACAAAGCCGACTGCTCCGCGATTTCCTGGAAAAGAGACTTGTCAGACTCCGACCCATCAATAGTTCGCTTCGGCTCATCTGCGTAACAACGTGATTTCAAATCAACAATCTTTTTCACGATGTTGATGAAACACGGCTGTAACTTGCTCGGGTCGGCGAACTTGAGGGCCAATGCCTCTTGCAAGTGCTCAAGCTGGCCATCGTGATAAAAGTCCAGGCGCTTTGCTGCCTCTCTTTTGCGTTGGCGATTGAGTGCCAACGACGCATCACGAAACATCTTATCTACAAGAGCTGCGCCTTGTGGTTCAAAAAGCATTCGTTAAACTCCCTGATAAACTCTTGCGCCGTCGAGCTTTACGTAATTTTCAAAAAAAACCGGCAACGGATATTCATCGTCTAATCTCAGACGCAAAAAGTTACGGTACATCTCTCTCACCTCATGATATGTGCGGCAGTTTTCCTTGCACAATAGCTCCATGTCACCGCCCATGAGAAAGCAGAGATTCCGGGTAGGACGCATGTTGTCACACACAATCCGCTTGAGCGCGTAAACCGATAATACTGCGGCGCGGGTAGCGAACACGGACCAGTTTGTGCTGTACACGCAGTCGTCGTGGAACTTTTGGGAGGAATGGCCAAACTTATAATTACCGTCGCGAAGTTCTTCGTAGGCGAATGTCAGCATTTCGCTTTTTAGCACTTCTAACTTGTCGGAAAAGTGAAGCCTGTTCTCTTTTGCGATACGGTGCAGTTCAGTAAAAGATACATTCTGGTTCGTATTCGTCGCGGAAATTATCTCACACGGTATGCCTTGATCATCTACCCAGGGCTTGAGGTCTGCCACTTCGTAGTTTTCTAACGTCACGGCATTGACATTGTAACGGTCGTGATCCGCCAGAATCGCCTTTTTGATGGATCGGGCGCTATTGTCAGGGAAAACTTGCTGATTCAGGATGAAATACTCGGGTTCCAAGCTGTTGGGGCTTGAGACCTTCATGGTCACGGTCCAGACGGTCGAATCGCCGCCAAAGAGTTTCTTGGAACGGTCCAGGCCGCCGCCCACGACATACTTCCGGCCGCCGGTCAGTTCCGGCAGGCGCTCCACGGGGAAGGGGATGGGCATGTCAGGCGAGACACAAGCCGCGATGACCTCCGGCAAGAAAAGCGCGTTGCTGGCGGCCGATCTTTTGCCCAGAACATCTCGCTGAAAAGCAATGTCCAACTGTGTGCGTTGGAGTTGCGCGGCCTTCTTCCGGTCGATCCAGGAGGGGGCACGGTCACAATAGTCGGCAAAATCGCTGTACTCCACGGCACAGCAAAATATCTGCGGGTCTTCTGCGGCCATCTTTTCGATGGAATGAACCGGGCCGCCGTCGCGGTCAGCGTTGGCGTCGATCAAGGTCATGGTGCCCTGAGAGTCGAGGAGCGAGCCTTGCAGCGCGTCGTAAACGTCGGCGTCGACTTGGTGGAAGTCAGAGCACCAGAGGACGCCTATGCGGTCACCGAAGGCCGTACTCATGCCAGACGCGCCGCCCTGGATCATGGAGTCAGTGTGGGGCACGGTGATGCTGAACTTGAGGATGGACTCGGGGGGGATCATGGCGGAAAGCGCCTTGGTCCGGGCGATGATCCGCTTGAGCGGGGCAAACTGCGTGCGGGTCGAATGGAGCTCGGAGTTGCCCAAGAGCGAGACCGTCAGGTTTTCCCGGCTGGTGGCCAGCCAAAGCACCACAAGCGCCCACAGCGTTGACTTGGAATGTCGGCGAGGCATTCGGGTCAAGGCGAGGGAGTGAACGAACTGGCCTTGCTCATCACAAGCAAGGGCCCTGGCCAATATGTCGCGCTGCCAGTCCTCAAGCACAAACTCACTGTACTTCCGATCCGCCTTGAGAATGCGGGGCTTAATGTCGGCGAGCCACGCCTCGAATCCTTCGATGCCAGGGGCATTCCACCGGGCCAGTACCTCGTCATGGGAGGCCTTTTGGGCCTTGGGCGACCGACTAACCAAAGAGGTCACCTAGGTCACAGTCGCCGCTGTGCGATGGCTTCGGGGGCTTCGAAGTGCGATGCGATGTATCTTTGCTCTCCCTGGCGGTTCCAGTGCCGGTGAGCATCTCATAGGCAACGCGAAAGCCATGCTGTAGCCTAATGTATTTGTGGGTCATCTCGCCCGTCTCACTGTAAACACACGCCATCCTATCGAGCTCTAAGTAAAGCGGCACCATCGTATTGATAAGCAAATCTTGAGCCGGTGTAAGTCTGCCTTTGACCACCTCTCGCAGCTTTGCACGGACAATCTTTGCACGTTGCTTTGGATCAGTATGCCTATCCAACACCTTATCACAGTATCTAGTGCGTGGCAT